GCCAGATTGATTCTCTGGCCTCCAACTCTTGTACACCGCTGCTTTCCCAGCGGCTTATTAAATCTTTCTTTAATACTTCAAAAGCTTCTTGAAACAGTGGGTCAGCGAGAAGCCTTAAGGCCTGTTCTCCTCTTAACTCTGAATCAAGATTTATTGCATCTGCCATTAACTTTTTCTTTTCCCCCTTCTGTGTGGTTTTTGACCTGTGCTTTTTACACAGATCGCCCAAGCAGAACTTTTACTCTTACCGCTTTTTCTAACTTTCTTAACGCATCTCTCAAGCTTCTTCGGCATTAACCTATTCCCACAGGCCGTTCTTGTTCTGCTTCTAATTGGATTTCTGCTGCCTTCATAGCTGTATCTGCTTGTAGTTTAGCGGCATCTAGTTGAACTTTCTGTTGCTTGATTTGAGTTTCAGCAACCTTGACGTCAAGTTCTCCCTTCTTGATTTGAAGTTCGGCTTGCGCCATTTGCTCTTCTTGCGACGGTCCTGATGGTTGTTGCTGGGATGGGTCAGTTAAGAAGTCTCCAACATTCTGAAATCCCATGGCCCTTATAAGAGCCGCCCCAAGGTTATACATATTTTGTTCAGTAACAATTTTTAATCCACCGCTCATAGACTGTCCTGCAAACTGTAGCATTTGAGACAGATGAGCCATTTGTTGATCTTTATTTCCCTGACCAAGCGCCACAGAAACTGTGCAATCATACTTGTCTTTCCAAGCGTTAGGTCTTACTGGAATCCACTCATTCCTTAACATAATCATCCTTTCCTTATCTTGATTCTTTAGGAGAAGTTCATAGATGGTTACCATTAAAGCCTTTACACCTGTTTCTGCAAAATTTCTTGCAATCAACTCAACCCTGCTTTGAGCGGCAGTCATTACGGCATTAACAGCAGTAGCCGTAGTGTGAGAAGTTAAAGCGTTGTCATCCATTCCCTGAGAATATTTTGAAACACCCGCTCTTGATTCCCTAATAGAGTCTATGTATTTTAACATCTCAAAAGAGTATGGCTCTAAGGAAGGGGTATCTAGTCTTGTGACTGCTCCGGGCGCTTTTACCCTAACTACACCGCCCGGTCTTTGCGTAAGAAGGTCATCTAGGTTGGCCTGACCCTCTATTACGGCATACCTGCCGAAATTCTGGTTATACATATTATCCATGAGATTACGCATGAGTGTAGACTTCATCAACTGTAAGTCCATCACTAAATCTGCAACCGACAGACCGAAAAACTTATGAGGAATTTTTACCGGGGTAATAGAAACAAAAGGTATGGAATCAATCTCATCATTCTGTAATATTGTCGAACCTACAGTGCAAACTTTTCTAAGTTCTGTAATTCCGTCGCCATCAAAATCAGTTCTCAAGAATGATTCATGCAACCAGTAAGTTCTTAAACCTTCTTCATTAGAAACAGGATCACCCCACCCTTCCCAATAAGTTGCAGACTTGTCAAAGGCGAATCTTTCAAGGCGTTCAGAGGAGAAGGATAATTCATCATTCTCTCCAGCACCTAATGATTCATAATCCAAATCCTTATCTGGATACATCTCTTTAAGTTCAGATAAAGTTTTCCTTACTCTATGGCAAACAAATCTTGCGTCCTGAATTTCTTTTGATTCCCGGCTAATTAAAAACTCTGATGGAGGAACATTCTCAATTTTAATGCGGCCATCATAAGAGGTTCTCTTTATAACAATATCATGGTAAACAATATTATTTTCGCCAAGAGTTTCAGTATGCTCTAGAACTTCAACGCCTTCATCCATTAAAAGATACTGAAGACCGTTTTCATCTAAGCCGTGATATTCCTCTCTCTCTTCTTCTTCATAGTCATCCCACCACACCTTGACTATTCCATTCTTGGAAAGCAGCGCATCAGTAAACCAAGAGTATAATATTTCCCAACCCGGATTGTCCTTAGTGAACACATAGTTCACATAATCTGTAGCTTGTTCAGCCATCTTTACATCTTCTGGGCCGTGGGGGGTGAATTTAACCATTTCATCACCAGATGCAAATACTCTCATCAGGGATGGCTTAATCCACTCTATAGTATCCTGAACAGTGGAATCTACAAACTGGCTTCTGCCCTCTACTTCATTTCCAAAGGGTAGTCCATAGTAATATTCCATGGCCTGTTCTCTCTGTTTAGAGATAGTATCACCCATGTAACCAAGGGAGTTATTAATCTCCCCCCTGATTCTGGTTATTAATTCGTCTTCAGTTATTTTTTCTTTTGCCATTAGTAGTATCTTTTTCTAAGCCTGTCATACCATTTAGGAAAGTCCGGCATAACAAAATCATCTCTCCCCCATTTGTCTGCTTGGATAAATTCAAACTGAGCAGTCATGTTAAATTTTGCGCGAACAAGGTCTTCCAACTTTTTCATATCTGATTGTATATCATATATACTAAGAGGTGGACTTTCTTGGTCTTCTAAAAATGCTAGATATTGTGCTGCAATCTCTTCATAGTTGCTATGCTTTAGAAGAACTGATTCCGCCTCTTTGATCATAGCTTTCCTCCAGTCTTGGAACTTTCTACCTTGACCGCCAGCAAAACCAGATGGTGCGCCCACCTCTTCTCTAGCATATTCAAATAGTTTATTTGCATCATGGTCTGGAAGAGAAACAGTATCTGCGTACATATGTTGGTCAGACAAGTACACATTTCTTTCTCTTGGTGGGGAAAATGCTTTTTCCAAAGGCTCTATTACACTATGGCCGCCTTCCCCTTCTTGCAACATTAACTTCTTACCTCTTCCGCTCTCATCTACCCATAAGCCACTTGCGCTTCCCTTCTTATGAGGTGTTGGTTCGCGTTCTAATAAAGAAATATACTCAGCCGTACTATTAATACTTTCTAATGCCTGTGTAGCAAATTTAGCAGACTCATACCTGCCCTCTGGAGTTGACATATCAATAGACTGTTGCTTTTCATACAGAAGGTCTGTTACATGATTGTATGCTTCACGCAACTCCTGATAAGCGTTCATCTTATCAGAATACAAAGTCTTTCTCTGATTTGAAAGGGGGTCTTGATATTCTGGGGCAGTGAATCCCCACTCCTTCATCCCCTTCATATAATTTCTAAAGGGATCACCCAATTGACGATTCAACTTATCAGTTCTAAACTTAGCTTGTTCAAGCAAATATGATCTTACTTCAGGCGGCGTCATTGACTGCATCATGCGCCAATTTTCCATGGTTCCCCGATCATAATATTCTTCTCTGCCAAGGTGTCCGGTTTCTATTCCTGTTGGCTTATGTACTACAGCAAGTTCCTGACCCTCTGGCGCTGAAGACTCTCTTTGCCATTCTGTAAGTCGTTTTTGGCCAGAAGGAGTTAAATCCCCTTCCGCATCAAAATGCTCCGGCTCAAACCCTATAGAATATAAACCCTTTTGGGTTATTTCGTCTAACTTTAAATAACTTCCTTCTTTAGCGGATATTTGCTCTACACCGGGTCTATCAACATAAGGGTAACCTAAAAATTCTCTTAATCCTTTTTCGCCACCAGATTCAAAAGATTGGAGAAGTTCTTGCGCCTCTTCTAATGCTACCTCTGCTTTACGCCTCTTAGTTTGCCTTATACCCCGTTCCGAGGCTGTTGCTAAATATTCCTCGGTTAGTGGCTTGGTTCCCTCTAGAACTTCTAAAGCTTTTGCGTAATTAGATTTTAATACTTCTGGAGAGTATTCTTCCCCTAACTCTTTTCCGCGAGACCGTGCTAAAGATTCAGACTGAAGTTGCTTCTTATCTTTAGCATCTTGTTCAAAAACCTGATCCATGGTGGATTCTATTTCCCCATGAATTCCCTCAACAATAGATTCTAGGGTTGGGCCATCTATAGCCTTACCCATCCAAGTTAGATTACCAGTTTCAGCAAGAACTCTTTTTGTATTTTTAAGTTCTGCTAATATATCCTTTCCGCCTTTTGTTACTTCCCCAACTCTATCAAATCTACTCCAAAGAGCGTCATTACTTCTTTCTGCTAATGCACTCGCTTCATGGTCAAACTGAAAGTCCGGGTTGGCATACATCTGCCTCCACTTAAACGGTCCTATATCTTCTGCCGGAAGCCCAGACCTTCTAGAACTCCAGTCAGCAAGAGCCTGTTCTGACTGCATCCTATAATCATACACAGGTCTTGGGGCTTGAGCATGGGGATCAATAACCCCTTTGGGAATTGTCTCGCTCTGCCCTTTTTGCTCATTCCAAGCTTTGTCAGGCTCAAAAGATTTTTGCTTTATGGAATCAAAATAATCTTCTAAAGCAACTACTTTGGCCTCAAAATCCTCAATCATAAAGTCTACGGGATTTTTTGGCTGATCTTCAGTGGTAACCAACTGCCCGCTCGGGGGGATCATTACTCCGGCCTGTCTTGTATCTATTCTCTGAAGCCTTCTTGACTCCTCTAAGTCTTCAAGTTGTCTTGCCGCTTCAGCCTTAGTTGGTCTGCCTCTCTTCCCCTTACCTTTTCCATATAATCTTGGCTTTCTTACACCAGCCATCATAAGGATAGAAGCCTGTTGTCGAGCATCCTCAATAGTTGGTTCATTCAACATAGGCTGTTGATCAAATTTGAGAAAAGACTCATGCATGGCAAGATTATTTTGATGCAAGGACTGGGCTAGTCTTTCCTGAACATCCCCTATAAATGGTTCAGATGCAATATTATATGCGGTTAATGCTCCAGAAGCCATTGGGCCAACAGGAACGCCCTGAAACTTTCCCGGCTCTCTAGAATATTCACTTAGCGTGTCAGCAGCATTTGAACGCCATCTTTGCCCATATTGCGTCAAATACTTGAATATCTGCTCTAACTTATTTGTTCTTTCTTCGTCCTCTGGAAGAACATCTCTTACTGAGAAGTCCATCAGACTATTCCATAGTTCTTGTACTCAAGATCGCCAGTCCAAGTTTTGTCCTTACCTGAAACAGAAAATCTGGAAGACATGACTGCATATCTAGTTGCAGACATTAGGTCATCAAATAGTGGTACTATTTTGCCTTCCTTTCTATGATACATTCTGAACTCTTCCCACCATTCATTTAAAGTTGAAAAAACATGGAACTTTTCATTTTCCATTCTCTGAAATATATCCATGATTCCAACCTCTATAGAATTCCCACCTTTCTTTTCGCCTATTGCCGGTGGATTTTCAAAATGCCATGGAAGCATATTGCAGCCCATATTGCGGTATTGTTCCGCCAATCCGGGGTTCCCCATTGCATCTTTGCGATGCCCGTCATGCGGCCACGCTATCGGAATAAACCCCGGCCTACTCCTGATCGCGGCGGCATGGACTGATGGTGCTGCTTTGGATTGACGGTAACAATCATATATATAAATCTCGTCTTCATCCCGATCCCAAGCTACCCATACAAGGGCAGTCGGGTGGTCAAATCCAAAATCTATTCCGCATATTCTTGGCCAATGTTCTGGAATTGGAAATGGGTCTACACTTAATTTCTCTTCCATGACCGGGAAAACCAATCCTGAACCAAGCGATGGTCTTCCATACCTTCTCATTTCCCTTTCATGGGGAGAATAAGAGGCAAGAATCTGTTCCATTACGGCCTCATTTAAATGACCGTTTTGATTATTGACTACACTTTTTACCTTCTCTGAGGCATCATCCCATGTTGCATTGTTTAAACTCTGTCCAGATTGAAGATTATTCACAAAAGATGCAACAGTCTGAGTCATTCCCTGTTCCGGGGTAAATGTCATATAAACCATTCCCCGTCTATCTAATGTTCTGGTTACTGCTTGAGAGTAGATATCTCTTGATGGTTCTTCATCTAGCCATATACAATCAACTGAGCGCCCCTGCCATTTTTCAACCCCCATCTCATAGGCTTTAAAGAACAGAGAAGAGTTGCCGCCGGTAATGTGCTTTATGAGGGCAACGCTCTTAGCATTGGGAACACCGGGCTTCCTCTCGGTTTTAATAATACAACTTCTAGGGATGGTTCCAGAGCCGAACGCCTCCGGGTCATCGGGGGAGCCTAGAAGTTCATATTGAACAATATCTCTAGTGGTCTCATTAGAAACACCCCCCGCCCACGCAATTATGGGTTGACGATACCTCCGCCCATTCCACCACTTTGGATATAAGCCTGTCAAATGATAGGCTAATTCCGCCGAACCACAGTAACTTTTTCCAATTCTGTTAGCCGCCATGAGTAGGCGTTGGTTGGCGCTTGCCCCTGTTGCGTGAAACGCCTCCTGATAAGGATAGGGGTCATAATAGTCCATTTTGTTAAAGCGTTCTCTTTGCCTTAACTCCTTGGCTACCGTAACTGCTTTTTCAAGATCGGCTCTTGAATGTGTTTGCATTACTGATTTAGAAATCCATACTGCCTTAGAAGTTGCTGTATAATAGGAGAGGCGCTATATCCTGTCATTGCACCTTTTGGCCCTGCCAACTGATACCCTAGAAGGGTCATAATACCTCTTGGTATATACCCAGCAATTTTTCCATAGTCTGTAGGAGGTGGTTGTCTATCTGGTAAGTTTTCCACATATCCAGCCGATGGAGTAAAACCATGGCGCGGTCTTGCTTTTCTTGCCCTTGGGTCACCATATGGCATTAGTTCAACATCTCTGGTATTTCTTCTGGATCAGAAGTACCTATAAGAGCCTCAAGTTCTCTTTTAAGTTCATCAGTAGAAGCCGTTTCAACATGGGAAATCTTCTGTTCAACCTTGTCTGTGGGCTTTAGTCCAGCCCTGTCAAGGATGTCTTTGATTGCGCCCAATTTAACTGACTCACTGTCAGCTTGTTCAGAGAGATTTTTTAATTGCGCTAACGCGCCGGGTACGCAGTCTTGTATCATCTGCTTGCTTTTTTCTTGTATCTCTTCTGAAAACTGGTGTTTAAGGACGTAGCCCTTTTGTTTTGCCGCTTTCTGTGAATAGCCAGCCATTTCGGCTGCTTTCGCGGCGTTACCAGTCAGGCAATATGCCTCAATGAAGGCTTCTTGTTTTTGGGTCTTCATAAATACCTAAGTAATAATTAATTGCAAATTTATCTGATGGTTTTAATATGTGCCACTCATACATCATCATTTCCCTAAACCTTGGTTCTATCATGTCTAGGGAAAGGATAAACCTATTAAGGAATTCAGCGGCTTCCCACTCTAGGCCAATAAGCCCGGACCCGGAGTATATTCTTCTGAGAGGTATCTACCTCTACGCCAATGGGGAATAGTACGTCTTTTTCTCCCCATGATTTCATCACCTAAGATATAACCCCCACCACCTCCACGGCCATATCTACTATGACCCTGAAACCCCTTGCTTGATCTTGCTGTTCCGGGCTGGGTTCTTTCCTGTACTGTTATTGGTCCACGGCTTCTGGTTCCTTGGCGTTGTTCTGCTACTGCACGGATTCTTTCTCTTTCTACTGCGGCAGCTTGATTTATCTCAGCCTGTCTGGCTTTTGTAATTCTCCTATTTGGGAACCCGGCCTGTATACCTTGCTTGCCATAGTTATAAACTTTATCGGCCCAACCACCTACAGCGTTCCAGCGTCTTGCAGCAGCCCCGGTTATGCCCCCTTGACCTCTCTGCATCTGCTCTATGATGGCTTTAAATTGTAAAATCTGTTCAGGAGTCATATCACATCCAAGGGTTATTGTGTCGCCACCAAGTACCCGCTCTCTGGAA